TCTGGTGGGGCGCAAAGATCACAAATTCCATTCGGATTACAGTTACCGGAGGGCCGTGATTATCGGGGAGAAATGATAAACCCCCGATTCATAGATTCGTTAGTCGGCATGGCGGCTCCCACGCTGGGTCTCATTACAAGTATGCAGGAGCAGTTTGAATATTGGCTCCGTATAGGGTCACTATTTGTAGGCATCACTGTGGGACTGGTGTCCCTGTATCGCGTCATAAAGAAATGAAGATCGGGTTAGCAGTCGGCCACTCGCGTTTGGGCGACCAAGGAGCCTATACCACAGGAGACACCATCCTATCAGAGTGGGATTTCAACCACGACATGGTCCGCCGTATATCTCAGGTGTTGCGGGGGAGCCACAAGATCTATGACCACTACCCCGCCCGCAGTTATACGGGAGCCATTAACTATCTGGCCCGCAAGCTGATTGAAGACAACATCGACGCGGTCATTGAACTTCATTTCAACTCAGCCAGCCCGTCTGCAAATGGCCACGAGTGGCTTTACTGGCATACCAGCAAAGGAGGCAAGAAACTTGCGTCTGCGCTCCGCGATGAAATGGAAGAGGCTTACCCTGAGATGGTCTCGCGCGGGATCAAGCCACGAGGTCCGAAACAGCGTGGAAGTTATCTGTTGAGGGCAGTGCGTCCCGTAGCCTGCATCGCGGAACCATTCTTCGGCAGTAATGCAGACGAGTGGAAAATGATTAACAATAATCGCGGGAGGCTTGCGGGTGTGTATGCCCGTGCGATTACTAACTATGCAGAAGGATGAGTATCCCACAGAGCATAACCATCGGTGGGGTTCGGGTCCGAATCCGGCTGGGAGATCTGGGGGATGATGATTGCTATGGGATGTATTCCCACAGAAGGAAGCTCATCACGGTAGACAAGACCCTGAAAGGAAAAGAACTCCACGATACTGTAAGGCACGAGATGCTCCATGCTAGTCTTGCCATCTCAGGGCTTAGTTATTCTGAGTCATACGAAGAGGAAAGTATCGTGCGGTGCATGGATGAGATCTATTTCCCCGCGTGGGAAAGATTCATTAAACGCTTTAACCAATAATTATCTGTGCCTTACACCAAGGTCCTCAAGAAGAAGAGTGGCTACTAAGAGCCAGTTCCAGTATCACAAGAACCGCTTCATAGTGTTCCTCCCTAATAAGGACGATGTTGCGGAGGCTTTTCGGAGATCCCAATCACTGGGGATACCCCCCAGTTCATTCACTCGCGGAGTGGGGAGAATGACTGGGTTTCTAGGAGAGGTCGCCTTTGGTGCCTATGTTGACGAAGCTGAGTATGTCGGGGAGCAGTGCTATAGCCACGATTACTTTTTTCGGGGCAAGAAGATCGATGTTAAATCCAAGACATGCACCACCAAGCCCCGACTAAACTATGTAGCCACTGTAAACAGGCAGGAGAGCAAGGACCCTGACGCAGACATCTATTTCTTCACTAGGGTCCATAAGGACCTGTCGAAAGTCTGGTTAGTAGGGTGGGCCACACAGTATAACGCAACAAAGGATAAGAACTTCAAGAAGAAGGGAAGCACCGACAATACTGGGTTCACATACCTTTGCGACGGGTATCACATGCCCATCAGGTCTTTACGGAGACCAGATTCGTTTTTGTCATTACGTCAATGTCGAAAGAAGAATCGAGATTGATCTCCCAGAGCTTACCCCCGCCCTTCCCTTTTGAAAAGACCTGCCGAAGGTTGGGATTATTTTTGCCCGCCTCCTCCAGCGTGGCCATCCCCCGTCTCACGAGTTCCAGATTGTTCGACTGGCCGACGTTCCTACCATTGTTGAACTCGTGGACAGCCACTTGGAATTCGGTCAGGGTTCCCCGCCAGTGAGTCATGTCCTCGTTAAGGTCGCGGCATCTCTTAACAAAGAACTCCACCAGCTCCGCTACGGTGCTTCGACTGCTGTTGTCGTAAGCCGCCTCAGCAATAGTGCTGTCGATGAACGACTCAACTCCGAAACGCGCATCGCCTTCTATCTCAACAGGGACTTCCCAGTCTACGAGGAACTTGGCAAAGAAAGGGAGTTCCTCCTCGATAGTCTTCTCCAAAATAGAATTGCGGGGGAAGTTACTGGTGGCGGATTCTTTGACGCGGAGGGCCATCAGCTTATCACGATTGCTGCTGTCCAGCGACGGGATCACCGCCAAGCTGTTGATGTCCATGTTAAGAGACATAACAACTCGCCCCGACCACGGGATACTTAGAGAGTCCGCATACTTGGCTTGATACTCGACGCGCGGGTTTGCCACTGCCCGTTTGATCAATTCAGTAGCTTTGCGTTGATCTTGGAAAGAAGCCGCCGACGTTGTGTCGTCGATCACCCACGTTGCCACCCTGCCCAAATCCTTGTTGAATTTAGTCTGCCCAGACAGGTAGTCAGAGGCGTCGGCATACCCCCCGACCAGCCCGCTGATAACCCTGTTTGAGAGCAGGGACTTCCCCTTGTTTGTTGGGCCGACCAGTAACAGGGCCTGCCCTTGAACAAATTCTCGCTCAAGGACCGCCAAGTAAAACCGCTGTAGCCATGAATAGAAGTAATCCAGCGCGGGGCGCTTACCGCTGTCCACGAACAATTGTCCCAGCCACTTATGTAGGAAGGGCCACTGAGACGACCCCCCGTCCGAATCTGGCTGGACGGGGTTGATGTTGGCACAATTTAAGATCCTGTTCCCTTGGTAGCTGACCACCCGGTCCTTGGAGAATACAACAGGGGCAATCTCGGCTATCCTGTTCTGGTTGCTTATGGTGAGGACTGCTGTGTCAACTTCTGACAACGGCTGTCCCTTTTTCTGGCGGGGCGAGAATCCTGCTTGGCGAAGCTCTAGGATCAGTTGTTCCTTTGGGATTGCCACCGCGCTCTCGTAAAGGACTTTGAAGAAAGTTCTTCCATTGAACCAATACTCATCCAGCAAACCAGAGAGCTTCTTCTCTTCGTAGTCCTGCACGAATTGGGGGCCAAAGATATCCCGCCAAGACATGAAGCCCTTACCCGCTCTGTCGCTGTAACACACTATGCCATCTTCCACTACCTGACACCCGTCTCGATTGATACCGTCATCGACCCAGAATAAAGGCCCCCGCGCCCCCACATCGAAATCCCCCACCCAACGGCTGGGGAACCGGGACTCCACCTCCGCCGCGACCACGCTTATGGGGATAGATGTGTCGCAGGATTGAGGTGGCTTTTCAGAGGCCGCTTTTATGATCACTGACCGCACGAGGGCTGGGTCTAGCTCCCCGTTGGTGTGGACCCAATCCTCCCCCAGCTCAAAGTATTGACTGGCCCGCAAAGAAGAGCTGTCGAACCCCGCAAAGCACTTGTCGAGGCGCAGCTTGACCATCATGTGCTTCATAAAGGTGTCGAACATATCGGGCTCTATGGGGACAGGCTCCTTGAATTCCCACACCAATCTGAGGAAACCCGATTGTGTTCGGCTGCGCCACGTTGGTTTGTTAGTGCTGAACTTCACGCTTAGGTCGTCATCGATAGACGCCCAGTTGATTGCAGAATCGTAATCCGCCACGACCCCGTAAATCATTCGGGGAGGGTTATCGTTGCTGACTCTCTTGGAGGGGGTCCGCCCTTCGACGGCGGAGTAGAAAACGTGGGCAGTGGACGGGTCACCGCACCAATCACGGTAGGCGGCCTTGGATGAGAAAGATGGTTTAGTTTGTTTCAGTTTACTCAGGTCAGAGCATTTTTGGGCGCTGATCTCCCTGAGATTCTTCAGGTAGCGGTATTTCATTATTTCTGGTAGTGGCTCAGTATTTTTCCTTCTGCTGATAAAGGGATATCTGGAATCCAGTCAGGGGGCTCAGACATGATCTTCAAAGTAGATTCCAGAATGTCCTGCGCGTCTTCCTCTTGGCACTCGATGATGAATTCATCATGCACATGGAATATGATTTTAATCCCAGCTTCCTCGATGCGAAGCAGCATGTCGGCAAATATGTCTCGGGCTAATCCTTGCGATAAATTCTCGGCAACCACGCCGCCCCACAACTTCATCGGCAACCTCTTACCGTTCCGGTTCATTATGGCCTGATGGTGGATGCGGTCGTTTTGTCTGATCAGCTTAGTTTCACCGTAGTTAATATCGCGCCCTGACGGCAACGAGTATTTGAACGCGAGCCTCGGGAGGTTGCCGTAACAGTTTCGGAGCTTTGAGTTAATGCTCCTCCAGTATTTGGGGACCATCTTCAATTTGTCCCGATACAGATCAACGGCCTCCTGCGCGTCCTCCAAGGGCATATTATACAGGCGCGAGAACGTCTCTGGGCCTGCCCCGTAACCACACCCTAGGACGATAGCTTTAACTTTGTGTCGTAACTTAGGGTCTATCTCCTTCAGGACACCCCTGTCCTTCGCCCACAAGCCCATCCTGATCGCGAAGGCTTCGTAAATGTCTTCGGTCGCGGCGATCTCCTTGAGCGTCTTTTTGTCGCCCGCCAGCCAGCAGAGTGTCCGCACTTCGATCTGCGATAGGTCAACCACCACTAGCTTCCTTCCTTCGGGGGCGTGAATAAGGTGCCTGAGATTAACGCCGAATAATTCTTCACGCGGGAGGTTTTGCAAATTCAGGTTCCCCCCGCCGCCAGAGAATCGTCCGGTGTGCCCTCCCCAATACATCAGCCCCCCATAGTAGCGGCCATCGGCCATAGTCGCCACATCAAACGCCTCCAACTTTTTCTTTAGCGCGTTGACCCGCCTCCAGTTGCTGACGGCTTCTACCCACTTGTGGTCGCCACTGTGTCTTTCGATCCATTCCTGAGCCTCTAGGTCCTTCTGCGCGAGGGAGGCTGGGGGCTCGATGCCGTTCTTGTGGCACTCGTCGTCGAAAGCCCCCCGGCTTAGGAGGGGCCTTTCCCCAGACCAAGGGATATCCTGCTCGGCTTCAAACAGCTTCTGCTTTATGGAAACCAGTTGCTTCGCCAACAGGTCTACGTTCATGGGCAGCCCCCGTTGGATGATCCTGCGGTTGACCCTGCTTATCTCCCGTTCCCGTTCTGACCATGACTCGTTGTGTTCCTCCCACAGCCTGAGACAAAGTTCGGAGTCTTTCAGGGCATACTGGCTCACCTCCTCTCGAAACTCGTCCGCCATATTCTCCCACCTCTTGCCCGCCATATTGTCCCGTGTAGTTTTAGACACCTCCAAATCGAACGCCTGCGCCGATGCGTTCTTCAGTGAGCGCGGCAGACCACACGCAGCCGCCATGTCGGCGGTGCAATGCCATGCGAAGGGGCGGACTTGGGGCCACCACCCACGTTCTACGCCAAACAGGTAGAGGGTCTCGTCGAAGCTGGCGTTGTGGGACAGGACAGTCTGGCCTTCCAGCATCCCCCAATCGAAGTCGTCGGGAGCCCCAACAAAAGTGTAACCGTCACTCCCTACTACGGATACCATGTAGGCATCAAACTCAGGATGGCTAAAATAGCCAAGAGTCCCCAACCGCCTTATGCTGCAAACGCGGTCGTAGTAAGTCTCATAATCGAGTGCATATGTTTCCATCGTCTCACACAAAAAGGCCCGCTCCAGCGGAATGATGGGCTGGAGCGGGCCATGTGGCTGGGCTTATTCGTCCAACTCTAAGGCGAGCTGCTTGGCCTTGATGGTCCCCTCAAGGGCATCGCGGACAAGGATAAGTTTGTAGATAGCTGCTGCTGCCTCGTCTTGCTTCTCCTGAAGCTCGTCGATCATCTTGGTGAGGGCGTCCACCTCCAGCAAAAGGATAGCGTCGTCTGAGATCTCTTCCTGCTCCTGACTCATCTCGTCGTATACTACTTGAAGTTCGTTGTTGCTCATAACGCTACCCTGCAAAGCCTCCGATGAAGTCGACGACAGCCTCGTCAGGGCGATTCTTGGTAACGCTCAAGGACGGAGCATACCACTCAAGGGCTCCCCTCTGGATCAGCGAACTCTTGAAAACCCACTGATACTCGTGGAGACGAGCCTTGGGATTGAAAGCGGCGAAGGTCGTGATCCGCTTGTAGGTCTGCCTGTAAGCATCCTTTTGGACATTGATGCGCCCCATAGCATAATTGTTGTCCCCAATGGGGAAACAATAAGCCTCGTCGTCCTCATTGTCATCCGGCTGCTTAAAAAGCAACGTGATCTCGGCAAACTCAATCATGTTGTAGTCACTATCCTTCTGGATCTCGTCGGCCTCCACTTGGGTCTTTGCAACACGAGAGATCTCATTGGATTCAAATGGGACATTCTCTCTCCACGCTTTCATCACAGCGAGAATAGTCACATGCAGGGGCTCGTCTTCGTGTGCGAGAACGTGCCGTTTATCCAAAACAATAGCCGCAACTGGGGCCTCGATGCTGGATAACTTCTGCACGATGTTTATGCGGGGGACATCGATATCGTCGTGCGTGACTTCGATGCCGCATGCGTTGGGAAGAGAAAGAACGCCAGAGGGTCTCGCTTCCACGAGCGCAGGGGCGTTGTCTTCAATTACGGTTACTTCCTTGGTTGTCTTTTTAGTTGTAGACATGGTTTCGTGTTTGTTCGTTTTGTATTATCGATTTGGCAGTTTGATTTCAATGGGGGAGAACTCTGCCAAACTCTGAGGTCCATTGATTCGTGCCCACCTACGATGACGGGGCATCCAATCTAGCCTCGGTTCACAACTGTGAATCGTTCGGCGGAGGTATGAATAATGCCCGCGTCTTCGCAAGCGTCAACGAAATTGGTTTCTTTTTCTCTGCGACCGCCCCGCTCCGCTTTTGCGGCAACGAGTTTAGCGATCTTTGTCAGGGGGATACTGGCGTTTTCCAGAACTGTTTCTTCGCCCAGCCCGAACTCGTCTGCTATTTTTACGAGGGTTGCGTTATCCACAATTTTTCTGGTCTTGCCCATCGACCTGAGCTTGAGGCCGTCTAACTCCACGCCGTCCTTAGCCGCCGCAATAGTCCTTTCCTTAATTCTCTTTGCCCAGTTCTCCACGATCTTGGCGATGTTGAATAGCTCTGACAGGCGCGCTGGGTCGTCAATGTTCTCCAGATCCACATCAGGGATCGTAGAGTCAATCTTCTTGGCCACCTCAACGACCAGACCGCCAAGGGCGGGGCATGCGTCTTCATGCTTACAGAAGCGGCAATACTGGGTTGGGGTGCAGTCCTCAATCTCGGGAGCCCCGCCACCCCATTTGGGGCGGATTTCTTCGCCCCGCCGGATAACGGTGCTGAGTTCCTCGATTAGTGCGGGAACATCAGCCCTGTGAAAAGTGTGATGCAGACAAGCACTGTGCTGGGGGACGTAGAATACAAAGACGATTTTGTTGATGTCTTTGAACTTCTGGAAAGCGCCCACGACATAAGCCTTGGCTTGCCAGTTATGTTCTGGCGGATCGATGATACTAATCCCTGTCTTATAGTCAGCCATCACAGCCTCATCGTTCGGGGGGAGCGGATTCAGCAGTGGGTTCTGCATATCGAGCGTCAGGAATCTATCGCAGGTTCCCCATGTCCCAGTCCCATCTAGTTCGACATCAACTTGGATCTCATTGTGCTCTTCTTTCACAGGTGGAAAATTAGCCATGAAGCCTTCTTCCATCTCCAAGATCTGCTCGTAGAGCGAGACCTCTTCCTCATTGTGGAGGGCTGACGGGTCCCTTACTTCAAGAGCCTCGTGGATGCGCGTCCCCATCTCAGCGGCTGCACTGGTCCCATCCTTCCCCTCATACCCCGCGCAAGCGGCAACATACTTGAGACTGGATGGGCTGAACTCAGCGTGTCCTCTGGAACTATGGTCTGGGCTATTCGTGTTCATTTTGGTCACTTGCCACTTTTTCGCGCATGAAACCCCAAACGCTGGGGGGTGGAGGATGGCAGGACATTGCAAGCCGCCCCGAACTGGGTGAGCTGGTTTTCGTGAAGCTCCTCATCGTTTGAGAATCTTTCTCGGGCCTTCGCTGGAAAGGCGGCTGGTGTGTCACGGGTATCGCAATAACGTGCGTGTGCCCGCATGGATTCGGGTAGTTTAAGTTTCATTTTGATGGTTTGTTTCTGGTGAGTGTAGACTGTTCAAGTTTTTCAGCCGCTTGTTGACTGCTTTCATCACGGCTTCCTCAACGGTGTTACTAGCCACCAAGATCTTCTGAATGGCATCACTCTTGGCCCCGTTGCGGTGAATTCGGCCTAACGTCTGTAAATGATTCTTAGCTGAGAAAGAAGGAGAAATAAGAGACACCCTTTGTCGGTTGCCTTTTACATCATGTAAACTGATGCCCGTTCCACCCGCAGCGATGTTTACGACCAAGGTATAGTCCTCATCGTTCTGGAATCTGTCAATGGCCTCCTGCCTCTCCTGCTCCGTCTGCCCACCGACAATTCGTCGGCAGTTCAAATTTTGACAGAGCGCCTCTGCCGTATCCGAAAAATTAACGAAGATCACAACGCTCTTCTTTTCGGCAACAAGGTCTTCCGCGATCTCAATCAGATCTGGGATCTTAAAAGACTCGGCCAACATCCTCGCCTTCAGAATATTTACCAGCGTGTGTTCGCTGTCTTCAACCGTGCCATCCTCGATAAATTTCTGCACAACTGCGGGAGTTACCCCAGCCTCCCTGTAAGCCGCCTGAATCTTGGTTGCGTCTCTAAACGAGAGAGGCTCTATAATAACGCGATTCTTTTTAAATGAGTCTGGAAAATCGTCTGTTGTAAGCCGACTTACATTGTGGGAATACATTTCTTCCCTTATCTCTGGTAAGTAAGATCTCCCCTTCCGGCCCATCTCCCATTTTCCCCATTCGTTTTGGTGGCACCCCATACGAGTCATCCACGAATACCAACTGGGCAAATTGTCGGTTGATTTATTAAGGGAGTGGAAGCCTAGCATCAGGCCCAATCCTCGCATCTCGGTAGGGTCCTCTGCCGCTGTCGCGGACATACCGTGGACTTGAAACCCTTGCTGGACAAGGGAGATGAGAAGCTGCGCGTTCTGGGTGTAGGGGCCTTTCGCTTTGTGAATCTCATCAAACAAAACAACTGTCCCTTCGGGGAGATCCCACCGCATGATTTTCTTCCCCGTCTTGCTCATGTGTTTAGACTTCCCCGTTCTTATCTTCTCGTAGTTCATAATGAAGATAGGCTCTACCTGCACTTCTCGCATCTCCCTTGTCCACGGGGGGATGACAGACTTCGGGCATATGACAGCCACGGGCCTGCCCGCCCGCTTCAGGCTAAGTGCTAAGTGGCAACCGACGACGGTCTTGCCAGTCCCAACGTGGGAAGTGTCACAGGTATTATCCCCCGCCGATAGACACCGGAGGAATAAATCATGGGCTCCTAGCTGGCTTAAAAACAATGTTTTCATTAGTGCAGAACAGAGCTGAACATTGCATGCATGAGGACAGCGCATAGCTGATAGCGGGCGGTGCCAAAGCCCCTGTAAACCTTCCGGTGCTGGAGGGGCGTGATGACAACGATGTCCCCCCCGTTGGCGGTATTGTGCTTGAACCCCAGAGATTCCGCCGACTCTATGCCCCTTTGGATTGTGGTGGGCTTGGTGCTTATCGAGATATTGTGCTTCTCAAAGAAGCTCTGGATGTGCTGCGGGTGTGTGTATCGAGGCATTGCCTCTGCTTTACCACTGTCCCGCAGGTAAAACAAGAAAAAAGTTGAATGTGTAAGGGGCGCTGACCGTAATTGTCCCATATGACACGGCCAACGCCCCTATGCACCGCATACACACTGTGCGGGGACAATTTGAGTGCGGGGCCGCTTCAGGTCAACTGTTTTCTGCTGTCGCGGTAATAGTGCGCTATCAGGAACGCATCAACCATCCCGTCGTGGGGGGTGCGGCATCGCTTGTTCTTGAGCCAGTTTTCCGAAGGCTCGTAGCTTTGGGCTACTCCCAATGCGGCCTGCTTGGTCTTCCCCTTGGGGACGAAGCCCAGCATTTTCTTCTGCCACTTCTGGACGCTCACCCTGACAACGTCATAACCTTTGCACTCGGCCATGCCCAGTAACTTGCCAAAGGAGATAGCCATCGACCGCACAGCTTGCGAACTTTTTGCATGTGCTAACGGCTCCTCTATTGCCAGAGCAACCGGAGTGTTGAAGTTCAATAACCAGTTGTTGACCTTCAGAACATCAATCTCGCGTTTCCCGCCGCGTTGCTGGCATGGCATCGCAATCTTGCCGATGAGGCTACCATCGAACTGCGATATTGCACACAGCCCCCCGTCCAAGCCATTGTCGATACCAACGATCATTGCTCTTCAAGGGAGGTGTCATGGACTACCTCTTCCATTTCCACGCTCCACCCAGCTCTGTCTACGCAGCATCTCATGTGCCCAACATGCTTGCCCAGAATAGCCAAGGTGTTTTCGTCATCGGTCAATTCCCTGTCGATCAGGTTGGCTCTATCAATTAACCAAGATGCAAGGTTCCGGCATTCGCTGGCACACTTCTTCCTGCGGGCTTCTCTAATGATATTTGGGTCCATGATTCAGATCTTCTTGTTCTCTGCTTCTTCTCGTAACAGAGCTTTACAAAGAATAGCGTAGTTCACGATATCATCGCAGGCATCCTCCACTGACTCATTAACCACGCGCAATTCACCATCGGCCACGAACGAGCGAATACGCATGAGCTTATCCTGCACACGAAGCAGGAGTCCGGTTACAGGGTGCAGATCCAGAATCCGCGCCGCCTTGAAATTGGCTAGGGCCTCCGACGCGGAGGCATCCTTGCCCCCACAATAGTCGTTGTTCTTCTGGCGCATGATCTCCAGCGCCTTTTTACAGGTTTCCTCGTGTATTTTGAGGAGTCTTTCGTGTTCCATTTTTCTTTGTGGGGAGTGGCAAGACCCGCGCCGTGACAAGCAGCCCGTCGCCATGTGCTGGAACTTCATATTCCGCGTGTTTTTGCAGGAGGAGCATGAAGTTTATTTCTTTCATATTGGAGGGAACCACTCGGTAATAAGCCCCCTTGGCAACTTGGACCGAATACACGAACTTGTTTTCATGTAGGTCTTTTCTGTGGATAGTGAGAGGGTCTTCCTCCAGTTTTCGAAAAAGGAACATTGTAAAATTTTCATGGTTCGGCTTTTAGGAAAGCTGGGGCAGACCCTCCCTTAGCGTTTTGTGCCAGATAGTCAACAAACTTTGATGCTACTGCGGGGGATAAATTACGGTTGTGGGCTATTATGGCCGCTGCCATCGAGTAGCTGTAACAAGCTATCGGGGGGCCGTTGGGGTGGTGCAAAACGCCTAAGAAAGCGTCGGCCAGCTCCTCCAGTATGGTTATCGAGTGGTAACCCGCCGTGTCGTGGGGGCCGTCAAAGTTGATGCTAAATCTGTCAGCCCACATCTTCGCCGGTATCCACATCGATTATTTTTTTGTCTTTCAACTTATCGAGGGACCCGCCGCCTTTGTCTGCTTTAGAGTTATTGAGGATGGAAATGTCTATTTGCATGCGACTCGCTCCCCCGCCTGTCTTGGCATTCAGCCCAAGATTGCGCCGGATCAATTGATCCAATTCAGACAGCTCTCGCACAGACTTGGGGCCTTTGATGTTCCTCACGCTATCCCTGAGTAACTTTATGCCCGCCGCCGCTACATAATGCTGGTATTTTGCTGCGGGGGAGTTCTGGGATTCCGCTATCTCCGCAAGCACCTTGTCCTCTTCCTTAGACGCAGAGAGCTTTGCTTCGGTCGCGGCCTGCTGTGTCATGTCCTCTAGGTGGATTTCCAGATCCTTTTTCAGCTTGTCCTCGTCCTCTGTTTTCTCGGGCAGGTTGAACCCCGCTTTCTTGGGGGGCAAACCCAACTTGCGAAACCAACGGCGCACTGTTCCTGCATGGACGCCCAAGTGTCTGGCAATGGCAGCGTTGCTCATGCCCTGCGCCGTGAGGCTTAACGCCTCTTGGACTATCTCGGTGTTTCCTTCGTTCTTGTCTGCCATGATATAAATAGTAGGTTTACATCCAGCTCATAATGGTGCCAGACCCTAACAAGCGCAAGCGCGTAATAGAACCACGTATTGATCCAACGACCAAGAAGATGGATGTTGGCGGGTTGTTGATACCCCCGACCAACCTTCTAACAGCTTTGTTGTATGGATTTGCCCACCACCCGAAAGTTGTAGCGAAAGAATATTATTTTTGGAGGGTGTGTGACGAGTTGTGGAACCACGAGGACCTACCCGAACCAATGATGATCCGACATCCTTGGGCCGAAAGGATGGTTCGTGAAGCCCTGCGTAACAAATACTTGTCAATTGGCGGGTCTGCGTCGTCTGGAAAATCCCACACGATGGCCGCTTGGGGGATAGTGAATTGGTTGTCGCAACCGCGCGACACGCTGGTTCTGATGACCTCAACCACGTTGCGCGAAGCACGGAAAAGGATATGGGGTTCAGTTATATCTCTCCTGTCGGTGGTCGAGGGTGCGCCGATCAAGATTCGGGATTCAATAGGCAATGCAGCCTATGTCGATGAGAATGAGACTTTGATCGAGCGGGCAGGGCTTTCGCTCATCGCTGCTGAAAAGAGTAAGACTCGCGAGGCCGTTGGTAAATTCATCGGAATGAAGCAGAAAAGGGTGATTTTGATTGGTGACGAGCTGGCTGAGTTGTCAGAGGCTATCCTGAATGCGGGTTTGACTAACCTGTCCAAGAACCCGTCCTTCCAACTGATCGGGATGTCTAACCCTAACTCCCGTTTTGACGCCTTTGGGGTCTGGTCGGAGCCGAAGAATGGTTGGGATTCCATTGATATTCAGACCGCTGATGACTGGGATACCAAGTGGGGCGGTAAGTATATCCGTCTGGATGGGGAGCGCAGCCCAAACATACTATTAGGCGAGACCAAGTATCCTTGGCTCCCAACCGCCGTCAAACTGGAAGAGGACCGCCTCTTGTTGGGGGCAACCTCGCGGGGTTACATGAGGATGATTCGGGCCATCTTTTTTGACAGTGACGAGACGACAGGTATTTATGCCGAATCTGAGATAACCAAGAGTGGGGCGATGGGAAAAGTAGAGTGGGCAGATAAGCCCACACGGGTGGCGGGCATTGACCCCGCCTTCACCAACGGGGGCGACCGGACAATCCTCTCTATAGCGGAGGTCGGCTATGCCAAGAACGGGCAATACGTCTGCCAGTTCACCGATGCAATCCACCTTAATGACGATGCCGCCAATAAAGCGGTGCCCCGAACTTATCAGATCGTCCAGCAGATTGTCGACCATTGTAAGCGCAAGGGGGTCAGCCCCGAAAACGTCGCAGTGGACTCGACCGGAGCGGGGGCACCGTTTTGTGATGTGCTGGCTGGTGAGTGGTCTCCGAATTTCATGCGGGTCACCTTCGGTGGGAAGGCGTCCGATAAGCGCGTTTCGATGAACAGTCAATTGACTGGATTAGAACTCTACGTTAACCGTGTTTCTGAGTTATGGTTTGTGGGTAAGGAACTTATGAGAACTCGACAGGTCTATGGGATCAGCTCAGATCTTGCCCAAGAGATGT